ATCGGCCATCTGAGCCGACTTGACAGCAGCCATGGCCACAGCCAGGACGGACACAGCAGAGGCAACGGCGGTTAGCTTTGACTTGAACGTGTCGAGGTGCCCCGAGGTAGTGTCAAGCTCCTTTTGGACCTTGCGCTGTCCCTCGATCATCTTTGACGTGTCGAGCGTGACCGTGTACTCGATGCCGCCTACGTTTTCAGCCATGCTGCGCCCTCAGTGTCTTATCGCGGAGTTCCGTTAGGTGCTTCATTCCGATGCCGTATTCATCATCGGTAGCAACCTCTTTTGGCTTTGCTTGCGGGAACTTCATTTCGAGCATGGTTTGAAACTCGGTCATGCTCAGGGCCTCGGCGTCAGCACTTGACAACCCCAAATGCACGCGGGCTGCACTGATGTACTCCGACGCATCAAAGCGCGGGCTGTACTCTCCGCCGCCCTTCCCCGGACTGGCCTTGCCGACAATGCCGTGTTGCATGAGATGGCGGGCGATGATGATCTGATCTGCTACCGGGATCAGGCCCGGGTGCGGCCCCTCGCCGTCGCGCCAGCCCACCGCTTGCGTGGGGTCTTCCTGATCGCACAGACAGGCGAGGATGTACGCGGCCTCCTTGTCAGCACTGGGGCCATGCAATGCCGCGTAGAGGCTCACGATTTCCTCGGGATGCCCCAGGGTAGAGATGCGGCTAAACGAAGGCGTGAACGTCCATTCACGGCCATCGCTTGCGGTTGCCCGAACAAAGCCGCACTCAACCAGCATCAGAGGTTGAACAGTTGCGCGGTCAGGCCGGATGCGCCAAGCAGATGCACAACGCCTTGGCAGTAGTGGCGCACGCTGGCCAGGACAACAGCCTTGCCGGAACCGGCAGGAACGGCGATAGCAAGGCCAGCGGACACAGCTACAGCGCCTACCCCGTCAATGTTGACGGTTGTCCCTGCGCTGCCATCAATGGTGACAGTCAGTGCCCCGCCCGTAGTGTTGGTGAGCACAAGCAGTTGCTTGCGCCCAGCGTCATAGGTAATCGTGTCATCGGCGCTCAGGACAGTGCCGGTTGAGGTAAACGCACCGACTTGCGCTGCGTCAATGGAGGTGATTGCGGCCATGCTCTAGCTCCTGTTAGGCGGGGGTGAAGACAACGGCGCCGTTGCTGGAGGCGGTCACGGACCACGTGGCGGCATCGGAGTAGGGGTTGTCGTTGGAGAACTCGGAGAACAGGAACGGGCCTTGTGTCACGCCATCGGGGGCGGTCTGGCGAATCCACGCTTTCGGCTGATTGCCGGTCGTGCTGCCCGGGTTGTAGACGTGTTGCTTCAACTCGGCTTGGTTGTAGATGGCCTCGGTGCGGCTCACGCCATCACCCGAGAATTCCACCGACTTGAAGGTCACAAGGCTGGTCTTCGTGAACTGCGGGGACTGGTCAGCAGTCGTGTCCACGGTATCCCACGCAACCTTCATACCCTTGCCGCGCATCATGCCCAACGTCTTGAACGTCAGGCCTGCGGGGTTCGCGTTTTCGTCGCCGATGGCGAATTCAATCAGTACGTCACGTCCGGTATAGGCGGTCATGGATAGTCCTTAAACAGTGATTGCCGAGATGGCGATTTCAAAAACTGCCCGACCGTCTGAGGTGGGCACAAACACCGGCTCGGCCGGTTGCATGGAGACAATGGAGCCCGAACTTGAGCGCATTGCCTCAATGACAGAATCCGCCGCCGCCTGAGTCGCTGTGATGGGGTCGCCATCTGCGCCGATCAGGGACAGAGTGAGAGAGGGGCGGCGCACAAGCCCAGCCAATGCCCCGCCAGCGGGCTTGATCACGGCGTAGCGGCCTGAACGCGAGTCGTCAACCCATCGGCCTAGCTGGATGCGCCAGGCGGGCAGGATGGGGGAGAGAAAAGCGCGCAAGGCGTCGGATGCGGTCATGTTTTGATCGCCCCCGTGATGACCTTGCGGATGTTCGGTTCTGCCTGCTCAAAGCCCAGCTTCAGGAACTCTTTGCGGGCGCTGGGCCGATTGAAGTTCTGCGGATGGCCCGGGTCGTGCACTGCGGCGGCGTACTCGGCGGTATATCCAACGCTGCCAACGATGCGCGAACCGCTTGCCTCCACATTGCGATACTGCGAATTCAAAAGCGTGCTCGTGTCGATGGGTGTCATCACAGCAGCCTCAGACCCGCCCAGAATGAGTGCCTGAGTCATGGCCCTGGCGCCGTTGCGCTGCACGCCCTCGATGAAGCGCGGCATGTGGTTTGTGATGCGGGCGGTCAAGTGATCACCTCAAAGTCGTCCGCTGCCTGGTCGAACGTGTCGGCATAGCGTTTTACAGCCTTCACTTCCCAAGCGCCATCAGCTACAGGGCCGGACGTATGGGCGCCAATCAAAACCCGGTCGCCTGGCTTGATGCTGGCGCGCTCGGTGTAGATGATTTGCGAGGATGTGAACTCGACGCCCTGGGCATCGGTCATGCGCTTAGACTCGGCTTTGTAGTCGCAGGCAAACGTCACGGGAGCACCCCAAGTGAGCGCGCCCGTCCAGTCATCGCGCCCAGTCAGGGCCCAATGAGTGCAGACAGACGTTAACGACCAGGCAGAGGCAGCGGACATGCGCCCATGCTAGGGAGGGGTCTAGGTGAAGATGCCAGCCGATGGCCTCATGACGTTATTGAACGCCCGACTAGCCCCGTCTACTTGGTCGTCATAGCTGCCATTCGGGAACAGACGCAGCTCGTCGGTGAGCGCTTGATTCCACGGCGCCCGGTACATCACGACATTCCCGGCATTGATCTGGCTCGCAAGCGGATCAGAGCGCGTCACCTTGTCGCCCGTCTCGGTGCTGAAGTGCAGAACATGGCCTGCAAGCAGTTTCGCAAACGCCACAACCTGAGATTTACCGGCCTGCCCCGGGTCTTGAGGAATGCTCTGCTTCAGCCGCCCGTCTGCATCGGCCGTGTTCTTCAGGATCACGTCACGCTCGTGCGACTCCCACTTGCCCCGGACAACATCGGCGATCAGGTATCGGCCATCTGCAAGGCGCCCCATCTTGACGCCTGCCGTGTAGTCGCCCTTCAGTGATGCCCCCAGGTCCCACCCACGGCACCACTCGATATGACCAGGCGGAGGCCCATCAAGGATGCCGATCATGTCGGGCTTGATCAGGCCACCCGCCGCAGGGCTTGGGCGCTGCTGGAACTGACCAGCCACCGCGTATTCACCCATCACCTTCTTGTCACGGTCCACCACATGGCGCGGGAACCGCTCAGGGAACAGTAATTCACCTTGCTCTGTGCGCGGGTCCACAAAGCCTATGCTTGTTGCCTTGCGCGGGCCTTCGTACTCCATGGGCAAACACAGGTGCTCATATCCGTACCCGTGCTCGATGATCTCGCCTGAAACGTCTTTTTTGTTCAGGCGCTGCATGACGATGATGATTGCGGAGGCGTCGGGATTGTTCAGGCGCGTGGGCAGCGTCTCCCGAAATATGCGGTTTGCCGTCTCAAGCTGCGCGGGGCTGTGGGCGTCTTCCACGCTGTGCGGGTCATCCCACAAAACACGGTCCCCGCGCTTACCCGTCATCGACTTGACCGGGCAGGACTGGCGCCACCCCGTCTTGTCGTTCTCGAAGTAGGTCTTTTGGTTCTGGTCGCCCACAAGCGGCGTGGGCCATAGCGACTGAAACCACTCCGACTGAATGAGGCGGCGCATCTTCACGCTGTCCCGGACGGCTAGGCTTTCTTCGTGGCTTGCCCCAATGAACCGGGTGTAGGCCATCCCCTTAGGCCCCCACTCCCACGCGGGCCAGAAAACGCCCGTGCTCATGGATTTCATGGTGCCTGGCGGAATGTTGATCAGCAGGCGCTTGATCTGCCCAGCAGTGACCGCCTCAAGGTGCTCGGCGATGGCATCCATGTGCCATCCGTGCGTGTACTTCTGGCCAGGCTCAAGCACCGACCATGCGCGGCGGATGAACGCGCCAAGTGAGCGCGAACACAGCTCACGCTCTAGGTCTAGCCAGTCCTCATCATCAAGATCAAGCAGCGCCACGGGCCGTCAACAGTTCTTCGATGGCTTGGCTCGATACCTTGGTGGCGTCCAGCTTCTTGCGCTCTGGCTTTTCATCGTTGATGCGCATCACCGTCTCTTTGTTGGCGGCAAGCAGGTTCAGGGCGATGGATGCCGAGTCATTGGCCAGCCTCGTTAGCGCGGCCACACCCTTGAGGCTTTCAACAGAGGCCAGCGGCTGCGCATCATCGACCTTCTGAACTTCGCTGTTTGCGAGGGCATTCAGGCGATGTGCAGTCTGTGCGCCGTAGTGGGCTGCACTGGCTAGGTTGTCGCTGATGGCCCGCAACTTCGATGCAAGGTTGTGTGCGGTTATTTGTGCGGAAATGGGCAATGCCTGCACTGCACGCTCTGTAGCAACTATTTGATTTGCAACAGTTTTGATCTGTTCGGTTTGTGCGGAAATGCGCGCGCCAAGGGCGGACGGCGATACACCGAACTCGGCAGCAAGCGACCGCAGAGACTCGCCTTCGATGATGCGGCGCTGGCACTCGACTAGCTGAGCCTCTGTCAGCTTCGACCTGCGCCCCATTACGCCTCCACCGCCTCAGGCCGATCAATGCTCCCGCGCATCTTGAACACCTGCTTAGGCGGCTTGGGGAGAACCTGGCGCGCGCGGCGGGCGGCCTCCTTGGCCTGCCATTCTGGCGTGTCCTGAATCTGGATACGCTGGCACTTGATCACACCAGCAGAGCGGATAACGCGGGTCACTGCGGGATCATCCTTGCTGCGGGCAATCTTGATTGACAGAGGGGCGCCCATGTCGAATATGGATGAGGGGCCACGGATGGCGAGGGGCGGGGCATCTGCTGCGGAAATGATGCGATGGACGATGGGGGAGAGGCAAAGTGGGTCATCTTCTCCCTCGTCGTCGTTTGAAGCTGCTGTGCCGTGATCTGCGGGCGCGTCAAAGCAGGCCCAGAACGTGAGTTGTCCAGCCTGCTCAAGAGCTTCGCGGTACTGAGCACTTCGCGCCACTTGTGGCCTCCGTGTTGATTGCTCAATGCTACGGAGAGCGATATTCATTCAGCGGCTTCCTTCTGTAGTGCGTCAAATTGCCAACATCTCAATGCGCACGCCGAATGCGCCGCGCCTACATTTCTCTTGGGTATAGACCCATGTGATGGGGCCTTGTGGCCCGTCATCGACCCCGCAGACCTTGGCAATTTCATCGCGGATGGCCTTGCATGCGCCTTGCAGGTTGTCGTCGTCGCACATGGCGGGTGATAGGCGGATCAAGCGCACGATGCACGGGACAGGGAAAGGCTTGACGATGTGCGCGGTTGTGTGGCGTTCTGCCTTCACCCTGGCGGCACGCTTGCGCCAGTGTTCGCGGGCGTTCAGGCCGGTGACGGTCTTGATGGGGAGGGTGTAGACGGCGTGCATCAGGCCTCCCCAAACGACCAGCCCAGCGCCCGTGCTCGTGTGCGTGCCGACTCCACATAAAACGCTTCCAGCCTGCGCCGGTCCAGCTTGGAGATAAGCCCGCCTTGGTCGTGCAGAGAGTGGCAACCCCTGACGCCGGGACGGTCAGCGCAAAGCGGAAAACAGTCGAGGTCTGACGTTTTGATGCCTGCGCCCTTGCCAGTGTTTGGGTGCGCGGCCTGGCTGTGTCCCTCAATGCCGCAGCCAAAGCACGGCATTTGAGCAATCAGGCGGCGGTATGGCTCGCTGCGGACGTGCTTTGTCTTGGGGTAGGAGACGTGATCGCTCATCCCGCCACCTCTTCCGTCGCAGTGAAGCGCACGCCTTGCGTTGCGCACCATTTCTGGTAAGGCGCGCGGATCAGTGTTTCAAAGCGCACCTTTGCCATCTTGTCGTGGTCAATATCAGCGCGGCTCTTGACGCCGCAAATCACACGAACAATTTCAGCCGCTTTAGCCGTGCACTGCGTGGGGGATTCCATTTCCAGCGAAAGGAACAGGTGAAACATGGGCTCCTGGCACCGCAGCGCTAACCACTTGCTGATGTAGCCGCCCTTCGGCTTCTCTGGCTCAGGCTCTGGCGTTGCGCCAGGCTTTAGCGCAGCCAGTGCCATCGCCGTGCCTGGCTGGCCAAACAGCCCGAACGCGGCCACCGCATCGCGCGGCTCAACGTCAA